TAGTATTTCCTGTCACACTTGTAACGCCGTCCTCTAAAAATGCTTCGACATAAGTTGATAAAGTGGCATCAGCATTTACTACAGCAATTGTAAGTGCAAGTGTGCTCCTGGCTTTTGTTGTTCCTACTTGTGTTCCTGTGGAGTCCCATAGCTTGAAATACCAGTTACCTCCACCGAAACCTAAGGTTGTTCTATATCCGTTTCCTGCACGGAATCTTAAATTTTGAACTCCTACAAAAGTAACTCCACGATCTCCACCAGAAGTGCGGTAGGTAGATCTAGAGTATCTTCTAGATCTACCTCGCTTTTTTGGTCTTACCACCGTAAGGTTATTTTGTATTTGTAATGCCATTACGATCCTTTTGGACGATCATTAAATCTCATTGGATTAATGAATCTAATATTACCGTATGTTATAGAATAATTTCTATTAAGAGGAGAATATATTTGAATTTCGGAAACTCTGTCCTGATCATCCAGAAATATTTCTACAGGGTTAATTCCATCACCTTGACCTACAATGCCACAAAAACCACTACCATCAGCAGTCCCTGTCCCAGCAGGTGTATTTGTGGTCGTTAATCCTTCAACTCCAGAAAGGTAGACTGTAAAATCAACTGCATCATTCCCAGCAAGGATTGTGGTTCCAGAAGTATTAACTCGGATGTAATTACATTCTAATAAAGTGTCAGAAGTGTCTTTTAATTCTATGGCTGAAGTTTCACCAGCACCAATATTTATTACCTTAGTGTAGGGTCTTAAAGTGGTGTGTGTCATTCTTCACCCTCCTCTGGCTTATCCATTCCAAGTTCAGCAGCGATGTCAGCTACCATGTTTTCCAAGTCAGCTAGATCGTTGACTACATCATCTTGAGCTTGTGGCTCTGGTGCTTCTGCTGGAGCTTCCTCAGGAGCAGCTTCGGGGGCAGGCTCAGGGGCTGGCTCCTCTGCTGGAGGCTCTGGTGCTGGTTCCTTTTGGGCGGCCTTTGCGGGAGCTTCTTCCTCAGGAGCTAGGTTTTCATCGCTTGGGTACTCTTGATCTTGAACCTTTTGCTTTAGGGTCATAACTAGATCCTGGATGTCGATCAGGTCCTTACTTACTCTTTTGAAGTTTACTTTTGGAAGATCCTTAGTTTCGGCCTCCTCAAGAACGCAGTCGTATCCGACTGATACAAACATTTCCATAAGGAAGTCGTTTACATCAATGCACTCGACACCAGAGTTGTGCTTCAAGCACTGAGCCATCTCAGACAAGACTTCCTTCAGCACAGACCCCTTTGGAGCCAATCTTGAAAGAGCTTCGAAGATAACAACTTGAGTGTTAGCTAGGCTCTTGAAAGATGCTGGGCTTTGTAGATTCTGAATGTTCACTCCGTACTTTTCATTGATTGTATCAATAAAGAGTTCTTTCACATCCTTCTTATATTCAAAGATCCTTGATGCGTAGCTCTGGATGTCCTTCTCAGACACACCGATACCATCAGCGTTTGCAAGGCAGTTTGTGAAAGTATTGAAGAGGCTCCTCTTGGAAGCAAGTGAGAGATAAGGAACTTCCTTTAGGGCCTCAGACAAAGCCCCAACAACGGCTTCGTCACTTTCAAAGATCATACTCGCAAGTTTTCTAATTGATGTGTTATCAGCCCATACAGTGTCAAAGCTTTTCTTTGATTCGATTAGTTCACGCTTAACAAGCTCTTGTCTACAAATCATTTCGTAGATAGACTCATTAACACCATTCTTCAAGGTGTATGAACTGTTCTCCTCAAGCTCCTCAAGGGTTAGCCTTGGGAAGTTGAAAGCATTTGAAACCACGTTTGAGAGGTTCACAGCGTTGCGAACTTCTGGAACTGAAGTTATTTTTTCAATGTTTTCTCTTAGGAAGTCCTGAAGCTGGGGAGTGACCTCCATGAGCTTTTGGAACTGATCAGACTCAAGAATCTGCTCTATCTGAGAAAGCTTTTCACTTTGCTCCATCAACCTGTTCTGGATAGATGAAAGCTTTAGGCGGCTTTCCCATAGCGAAAGAACATCATCAAATGAGCTATCGGCTGTGGCATACTCTCCGTAATGCACACTTTCGACAAATGAGTGAATCTTCTCGTTAACAAAGTTATCAAACTCTTCACCGTTCTGGAATACAGAAGAGTCCTGAACTTTGATGCTGTCGATACCGATGTCCTCTCCGATGACATACTTTCCGCTGATAACCATGCCGTTGTTAGTGACATAGGATACTTCAGAATTTGCACTGTCAATTGAGAAAAGACTGACGTTCTCTCTCAGTGATCTGCCAATGCAGTCACCCAGCTTTACTAGGTGTGTGATTGTTTTATCTCTCTCTTCAAATAAATTAGAAAACATTTTTATCTCCGTAATGTGGCCCCGAATTATATAGATTCTTCGGAGTTAGTGGTTTCTGCTTTTTGCTGTTGTTTTTCTACAATTCGTTGTAGCACTTCTTTGGCTTTTTCATCAATTGCAGTGTCAGCCACAAATTTGAGTGCATACTCTACACTCTCATTGGCTGTAGGTGGTGTGTTTTCAGCGGGCTCCTGTCCACCTGCTTCTCCTGGCCCAGGCCCCGCACCCATGGCTTGCTGATCCTGTTGTTCCTGTTGTTGTTCGCTCTCTATCTCCGATTTCATTCTACGAACTTCATCATCGGTCATATCGTAGAACTCGCGGTAGATGCTCTCTTTTGAGAACAGGTTGAGACCTTGGACAGCCTGGATAACTCTAGTCTTCTGCTCATCAACATCAAGCTTGCGCTTTTCTGACATATCAGAAGGCTCAGGTAATTTAATTTTTAGATTTTTGATCACAGAAGCAGGGAACCCTCGTAATTGAAGGTGTCTCTTTGCCATGTTCTCCAACCCAGTTTCAACATCAATCTGGACTCGCTGAATAGTTCTGGCGAATTTAACATCAAGCTGAGATAGGTTGGCTTTTCTTTCTGGTGATTGTTCCTTTTCTACAATGTAGTCTTTTGGAATCTTCAAACCAGCAAGTAGCTTGTCTCTGTAGTATCGAACGTCTTCGATCTCACCAAGGTTAGTAGCTCCAGGTAGAGTTTCGATCTTGGTGCCTCTACCATTTTTAGTTGGAACGAAGAAGTCCTCGTCCATTGACATTGGGTTGTATCTTGAGTCCACTGTGCCCTTTGGGCTGTTGTAGAACTTCTCTTTCTTGAACTTCTGCTTAAGACGCTCAATAAACATCTCAGCCTTGGAGGTTGGAAGGTTGCCAGTGTCTACATAAAAGATTCTACGCTCAGGAGCACGCGACAAACGGTAAATCATCATCGCGTCTTCCATCATCTTCAGTGATCGGAATACCCTGTGGCAGAGGGCTGCAATTGATTTACCATAGGGGTAGAAGATTGGATCTGATGTGTGTAGACGAAAGTGGACAATTTGATTCTTGTCAAGCTCAATGTACTTAACAGGGCGATTTACATTAGATTGACCAACTTCAGCGTATTGTAGAGACTCCATATTAGGAATCTCTTGGAGGAACTTCTTTAGATAACCAAACTCGTTTTCAACACGAAGAATCCAGTTTGGGTTAAGGATCTTGATCTTCTTTACGCCTTCCTGTGGCTTGTTAACGTCTAGGATAAGTTCAGTAAAGCAATCCCCATATTTTACGGTATTTCTGATGATATCCCAAAGAAGCTTGTCTAATCGAATGGTATCGAAAAAAGTTTCTACTTCTTCAACCACCATGTCGTTATCAGACTTCACAGCCCAGCGTTCGCCCCTTAATCCTCGCTGAGTAGAATCATCAGCGTAAATATCAAAAGCAGCACCAATCTCTGGGTACTCGTCCATCTCTTCGTAGTCTTTGTATCTACGTCTACGGTTGAGTTCTAGCTGAGGAAGGATTGGGTTTCTGCTCACCCCACCCACGGCAGGAGCGCCATCTACAGGCGCATCCTTGATGACCTGAGTTGAGATAACCGTGTCTCCAGTTTCAGGAGCAACTTTACTATCAATGGCAGCGGCAGCGGGAACTTGCGCTTTTGTGGCAAAGAACTTAGCAAAGAACTTTCCTATTGGTCCTGTTGGTGTATAATAAGAACCAGCCCTGTTTTCAGTTCCACCAAAGTT